CATTTCTCAGATTGAATCTCTTTTAGACTTGCCCATAGATGCAATTCATCCATTTAAAGTAATGACTCATGCAGACAAAGAAAATCCGCATGTACATTTATTAAAAATAATGAGAAATCCAGATTACTTTCCATTTACATGCAAATTGTTATTCGACATAGAAATAATGCCTTTTCAGCATTTAATTTTAAAAGAACTTTGGAATCGCCCATTCCCCATGCTTATTGCTGGTCGTGGTAGCGGTAAGTCTTTTATTCTTGGCTTGTACGCTATGTTAAGGCTTTTATTTACACAGGGTTGTAAAATAGCAATAGTTGGTGCTGCATTTAGACAGGCAAAAGTTATTTTTGAATATATGGAAAATCTTTGGGTTAGCGGTAATATTTATAGAGATTTGTGCGGATCTGGTCGTGGCAAAAATAATCGTGAACAAGGGCCAAGCAGATCTGTAGATAGATTTGACATGATTGTTGGCGATAGTGTTGGATTTGCGCTTCCTCTCGGTAATGGCGACAAGATTCGTGGTCAAAGAGCAAACTATACAATTGCTGACGAATTTGCTTCTATCAAAGAAGAAATTTACCAAAATGTTGTGAGAGGCTTCTCTTCGGTGGCAGCTTCTCCTGCTCAATCAGTTAAAGATCAAGCAAGAATCAGGTTAATGAAACAATTAGGATTATGGTCAGAAGATAATGAAAAAGAAGAAAGTCGCACACTTAGAGCAAACCAAAACATAATCTCAGGAACAGCTTACTATTCCTTTAACCATTTCTATAAGAATTGGAACTCTTATCGAACTATCATCAATAGTCGTGGCGATACAAAAAAGCTCGAAGAGTTTTTCCAAGGACCAATACCAGCTGGCTTTAACTGGCGTGATTACTCAATAGTAAGAATACCAGTAGAGTTACTACCAATAGGATTCATGGATCAGAAGCAGATATCTTCAGCGAAAGCGACAAGCACCAAGGCGAATTATATGATTGAATATGGTGCAACATTTGCAACCGATTCCGAAGGATTTTTCAAGCGTAGCTTAATAGAGTCTTGCGTTGTTGGAAAAGCTGGAACTTCCTTAGCAGATATTAATTTTTCAGCCTCTTTAGTGGGCGAGATAGGCATTGAGCATGTGATGGCTGTTGATCCGGCATCTGAAAGAGATAACTTTTCTGTTATTATTTTGGCTTTACATCAAAATATGAGAAGGATTGTCTATTGCTGGACAACTAATAGGGCAGCGCATAGGGAAAGATTAAAGCGAGGAATCACAAAAGAACAGAACTTTTACTCTTATTGCGCCAGAAAAATAAGGGATTTAGCTAAGTTATTTCCATGTAGAGAGATTGCCATTGATAGTCAAGGTGGTGGTATTTCGGTAGAAGAAGCCCTACATGACGAGTCAAAGCTCTTGCCAAATGAGGTTCCGTTCTGGAGAACTATAGATCCAGATATCAAAAAAAGAAAAGATTCTGATGATAAAGCTGGCCAACATATATTAAATATGGTTAATTTTGCAGATGGAAAGTGGGTCGTAGAAGCAAATCACGGTCTTAGAAAAGATATGGAAGATAAAGTATTGCTATTCCCATTTTTTGATAGCGTATCTATAGGATTAGCTTTTGAAGATGATAGAGATAAAGGGCGTATTGTTTACGATACATCTAGTGGCAAAGATATACAGTTATATGACACTTTAGAAGATTGTGTTATGGAAATAGAAGAGTTAAAAGATGAATTAGCCAGCATAGTTCATACATTAACATCTGGTGGTAGAGATAGATGGGATACTCCAGACTTTAAAGATCAGATAAGAGGAAGCAGAACAAGAAAAGATAGATATTCATCTTTGCTTATGGCTAATATGACAGCTAGACAAATACAAAGAACTATAGTCCAAGACAATTATGTTTCTGTTGGTGGATTTTCTAATTCTTTATCTGGCAAAAATACAGGCAAACCTTTATATATAGCCCCAGAATGGTTTAACCAAGGATTGAAAAAGAGCGGAAATTATGGCGAAGCTATAAGAAGAGATTCGGTGTAATTCAATTATGATCTAATTACAATTTAATAAGCAGGATAAACATGAGCGATAAAAAAGACTTATTCGTTACTTGGGAAGAAAATAACTTAGAATCTAAAGAAAAAGCCATTGCTAAGAGCAATAATAATGGCCAAGCAGTTAAGAAGACTGTTGGTACAAGTAGTTATAAAAACATTGAATCTCCAAACATTTCTGTTCGTGAAGGCTTTGATCGTAGGGATTACGACTTTTTTAGGCCAAATGAACAAATACCAGTCCGTGATAAAGAAATAATGACGGCCTGTATGCAAGCTTATGAAAGAATAGGCATTGTTCGCAATACTGTAGATATGATGAGCGAATTTGCTTGCCAAGGAATTGACTTGGTTCACCCAAACCAAAAAATAGAAAAGTTTTATAAAGAGTGGTTCAAGAAAATTAGAGGTAAAGAAAGAACTGAAAGAATACTAAATCTTTTATATCGTGCAGGAAATGTAATTATTAAAAGAGCAAACGCCATATTAAAACCAGAAGAAATAGACATTATCCAAAAGGGTATGGCAGCTGAAACAAAAAAGAATTTTATTAAAAAACCAAAACAGTCACAAGTTCCTTGGGAATATACTATATATAATCCAACAACAATAGAGGTTTATGGCGAAGAAGTAGCTCCATTTATTGGCCCAAAAGCTTTTAGATTTGGCGTTAGATTAACAGAAAGTTTTTCTAGAAAAATAAAAAATCCAAAATCCGATATAGAAAAAGAAATTGTAAAATCATTACCTAGTGAAATGGATGATTATGCAGTTCGTGGCGGATTTTTAATTCCGTTAGATGTAAATAAAACTGTAGCTTTATACTACAAGCGTGATGATTGGCAAGTATGGGCAAAGCCGATGTTATATGCTTTGCTAAAAGATTTGCAAATGTTGGAAAAAATGAAATTAGCTGATTTAGCAGCTTTAGATGGAGCTATTAGCCATATCAGACTTTGGAAGCTTGGATCGCTTGAACATCGTATTTTGCCAACCGAAGAAGCAATTAATCGTCTTGCTGACATGCTATTAAATAATGTCGGTGGCGGAAGCATGGATCTTATTTGGGGTCCAGAAATTGATGTTGTTGAAACTAAAACTGATTTAGTTAATTTTTTAGGCGAAGAAAAATATAAGCCTATTTTAAATTCTATTTATGCCGGACTTGGTATTCCGCCATCACTTACTGGTTTGCCAGGAGGATCTGGCTTTTCAAATAATTATATAAGTTTGAGAACTCTTATAGAAAGACTTCAATATGGCCGTGATGTAGTTGCTGAATTTTGGGAAAAAGAAGTAAAGCTTGTTCAAATGGCTATGGGATTTAAAGCACCAGCCCAAATAGTATTTGACCATCAAACTTTATCAGATGAAGCAGCAGAAAAGAGATTGTTGATTGAACTTGCCGATAGAGATCTTATTAGTGAGGAAGCGGTTCAAGAAAGATTTAATCTTATACCAGAAATTGAAAGTGTTCGACTTAGAAGAGAAAGAGATTATAGAAAACAAGATATGCTACCTCCAAAGGCATCTCCTTTCCATAGTCCGCAGCATAAAGAAGCTGTTGAAAAAATATTTACACAACTTGGAATTTTGCCACCAGAATATTTTGGCATAAAAGCTCCGGCATCTTCTATAGCTCCGGCGCAAAATCCAACTAATCAAAATGATGAGCAACCAAAAGGTGAATCTGGACAGGGAAGACCTCTCGGAAAAACTGATAGCTTGCCAAGAAAAAGAAAAGTGATTAAGCCAGCTATGGCATCTGATTTTATAGATAGGCTTAATTGGGCAGAGCAAACACAAAAGACTATAGCAGAAATAGTCCAGCCAGCTTATTTAAAGAGTATAAACAAGAAAACACTAAGAGATCTTTCTGTTGCACAAATAAATGAGTTTGAACATATTAAGTTTGCTCTATTATGCAAAACAGAACCAGATCAAAAAATTAGTAAGACTTTTATTTTTAATTCATTAAAAGAGAAACTTGAAATACCTACTGATGTAGAAGACTTCTTTAAAACTTGTATGGCTAAGTATTTAGAAAAAACTGGCAATTTACCAACATCAGAAATAACTAGAAAAATACAGGCTTCTGTATATGCGATGCACACAATCGGATTACAAAAAACCGATAATATTGATAACTCTTCATCGCAGATATCATGAACTAATAGATAATGTTCAGCATATTTATAGATGTAGAGTTTTCTTTAAACACCATCCTATTATTTATGTTTTATGGGCAGACCCAGAGATTTCCAAAAAATGGATTTTAGATGAATTACAAAAAAATAATTTAATACATAAAGTTATTTATAGAAATACAGTAGACAAAACAGGAAGTACAAGTTTTTATGAAAGTATTAATTTTAGAAAAGCGTTACCAATTATTTTTGATGAAAACGGAAATGACTGTTTTGTAATTGTTCATGCCACAGACACTAAAGTAAGTCCTATGGCTTATAATATTTTTGAAAAACAAATTAACCAAGGTTTTGATGCTTCTGTTTTTAAGTGGAATTCAGAAATGTTAAACGCATGGAAAACTGCTGTTTTTGCAGTTACATCTAATCAAGATGTTTGGCCACCATTAATAAATAATAATAACCCAGATGTTTTAGAAGCTGCTTGGCCAAAAAGTTTGAATTATAATAATTTAAAAAAAGTGAAAGTTAATGGATTTTTTGATAATTTTTATTTTGATTCAAAAAATACATCTGAGTTTTTAGCTCAGTTTGCAGACAAACCTCAAATTCAAATAGATACAATTTCTTTGTGCATAAGCGGTTATGTTCCATTGTATAAAAGAATACTCAATTGGTTTGGTGTATTTCTTAAAAAGAGGTGACACTATGATTGAACCATTCAAGACAGAAATTGAAGACGGTGTTTCCGAATTTGTAAAAGCTAGTAATTCCATAGCTTTTGATATGGTAGCTTCGGAATCATCTGTTGATGAACAGCTATTTATTAATAACAAGTTTAATAAAACAATAGCTGAAATAGCAAAAGCAGAAAATAAAAACCAAGAAGACTTATTTTATTTAAAGTCTATTTTGGTAAGTACAGGCTGGAATAAGAACGATGATGTTTTTGATGCAGAGGAAATGTGGAAAGCTAGAAGTACGCCAGAAGATAAACCATTTAATCTTGAACACAATCAAGACATTATCATTGGTCACATTACTGGTTGTTATCCAGTTGATGAAAATGGTTCGCCTATAACTTCTGATACTCCTCCAGAAAATTACAATATTGTTACATCTGCTGTAATTTATAAAGAATGGGAAAATCAAGAAAAGAAATTGCAGATTAATGATATAATTACGCAAATCCCTAATGGCACTTGGTTTGTGTCGATGGAAGCTTTGTTTAGCAACTTTGATTATGCTATGACTGATGGTAAAAAAACCAGAATTATAGCAAGAAATGAGGCTACCTCATTTTTAACAAAGTATTTAAGATCATATGGCGGAACTGGTGTTTACGGAAATCAAAAGATAGGCCGTGTTTTAAGAAATATAATATTTTCTGGAAAGGGCTTAGTTCGTAAACCAGCCAACCCAGATAGCGTTATACTACAAACCGAAGCAAAAATAGTTGATTTGGGGTATGAAAGTCTTGAGACTCCAGAAGTTAAGGAGAATTTTTCAATGTCTGAACAGATTGTCGAAAAGACCGAGGCAGCTGAAATGGAAAAGAAGGTTGAAGTCGCTGTTGAAAATACAGCCAAACTAGAGACTGAACTTTCTGAAGCTGTTGCCAAGGCAAATCTTATGCAGCAGGAGCTTACCAAAGCTACTGAAGAATTGCAGAAGATGAAAGAAGAGAAGAAAAAGAGTGATCGCATTGCTCTTGTTTCTGAAAAGCTTGGCATGTCCAAGGCAGAAGCAGAAGGCATTGTGTCATTCATGAACAACCTTGAAGATGAGTCATTTGCTGGCGTTATTGCCAAACAGAGTGATTATCTTTCTATGAAAATGGCTGAATATGAAGCTGCTGCTAAAAAGCTGAATGAAGAACTCATGATGCTTAAGAAAACAGCTGAAATGATGCCAAATCCAGAAATGGAAAAAGAAGAGACTTGCTCTTGTCCTAGAACTGTAATGGCAGAAGAGGACAATGCAGAAGTAGTCGCAACTGAAGAAGTTTTAGATAACGCAGAAGTTAAGGAAGAAGCTGCTTTGAATGTTCCTGCAAATGATGCAGATCCAATTCAGACAGTCGCTTCTCAAATCGCTGCCTATCTTGGTGTTGAAACTGAAAACCTTGGCAAGAACGAAGAATAAGGAGAAACATTCTCATGGCTCTTAAACCAGATCGCAACATTGTTGTTACCGATATTAGCAATCTTTGCAATATCGAAATTGAAAAGGGCGAAGTATTGGTATTCGGCGTTTCCGGTTCCGGTGCTTTGGCTGATGATGTAGCTACCGTAACTAGGGCATCTAATCCTTCCGGCCTTGTTCCAGCTGGTCTTTGCTTGGCAGATGTAGTGTCCATCGACATTACTCGTCAGCATCGCAACTGGCACAAAGATGAACAGTTGGTTGGCGAAAAAGTTCCTCTTCTTACGAAGGGATGGGTTGTTACTGATAAGATCGCTTCTGGGGTTTCTCCAGCAGCTGGCGAATCCGCTTATTTGGCAGCTAATGGTTTGCTAACCGATACTCAGACCTCTGGAACTCCAAAGGTCGGTCAATTCCTTGGTGGAGTTGATTCTGATGGGTATGCAAAAGTATTCATTGACCTTCCAATCGTATAATAAAGAGGAGAAACTAATACCATGAAGACCCCAACTCCAGAAATGGTTAAACTTGCTGAACAGGCTGGTAGCAACAATTATGAAGTTGCTGTAGCTGCTCAGAAGGAACTTGCCAAGGCTCTTACCCTTCCTTTGCGCCAAGGCGTTTTGAAGGGCGATATTCTTGGAAACATCTTTGAACAGGTTGTTTTCCAGCCAGGTACTGCTGTTGAATTCCCTCTCGATTTCCTGTCTCCAGGTTCTGAGAAGGACTTCATCGCTTACACCATTCCTTCCCAAGGTCGTATTCCAGAACGCCATGTTGAAGGCGATTATCTGACTGTACAGACCTATGAAGTTGGTGCTTCCATCGACTTCTCCCTTAAGTATCTTCGTGATGCTCGTTGGGATATTGTTGGTCGTGCAATGCAGACCCTTGAAGCTTCTTTTACCCGCAAGAACAATAATGATGGTTGGCATGTAATCATCGCTGCTGGTAAAGGTAGGAACCTTCTTGTGACTGACAGCGTTGCTACCGCTGGTTACTTCAGCAAGAGGCTTATTGCCTTGATGAAGACCGTGATGCGTAGGAATGCTGGTGGTAACAGCACTTCCATTAATCGTGGAAAGCTTACCGATCTGTATGTATCTCCAGAAGCTATGGAAGATATTCGCACTTGGGATATTAACGAAGTTGATGACTTCACCCGCCGAGAAATTTTTGTTTCTCAGGAAGGTGGTTTATCTCAGGTTTTCGGCGTAAATCTTCATGAGATTGATGAACTTGGTGTTGGTCAGGAATACCAGCTTTACTACACCTCTACCTTGTCTGGCTCTCTGTCTGGCAAGAGCGAGTTGGTCGTTGGTCTTGACCTTGAGAAGCGTGACAGCTTCGTTATGCCTGTTCGTCAGGAAATCGAGATCTTTGAAGATCCTACTTTCCATCGTCAGCGTAGGATGGGTATGTACGGTTTTGGTGAACACGGTTTCGCTGTTCTCGATAACCGCCGTGTACTCTTGGGCGGTTTCTAATAAGACCTATATAAAAATAAAAAGGGCAGGGCGAAAGCTCTGCCTTTTTTTATTGCATTCCCGATTTCTTCCTATAATATATTTTTAGGAGGAAAACATGGCAGTATGTAATGCTAGATCAACAGAATTTAGAGTTGGAACAAAACCCTTAACAAATTTAGTTTGCTTTCAAAATAAATTATTTCCAAGCAATGTAAATTATACAGATTTTGTCGGAAAAGTTGTATCTCTTGAAAAAGAAAATAGAAATTCATATTTTTATAGTTTTTTAGAGCAAGCATCTTTGCTAGATTCTTACGAATACTTTATTTTTGTAGAAAATTCTCAAAAGCTATCTCCGCATGTTTATAACAATTTATCAACTTGGAAACCGTTGCTTAGATATCAAGTTGATTTGGCTGTTTTAAAAATATGTAATGGTCCAATGCCAGAAAGTAAATCATCAGAATACTCAACTACTTCATATATAGAAGAAACTACGACCGGCCCATTTTTAATCTCTTCAAGGCATTTAAAAAAGTTTATTAAAAAAGTACATGATAGAAATTCAATAATTCAAACATTAAATCAATTTTTAAAATTTTGTAATACTGTTTGTTTTTGGCCGAAAGTTAATTTAGCAACAGATAATATAAAACTTGAACATCAATTTTTAGAATTTCCAATAGTGTTTCCTGACGGTGTTCCAAATAGAAGTTTTAATAATGACTATATAGATTTAGCCAGTTTGATAGTTAATAATAATATTATATACATTGGTTCTTCCGCAGCAGATTTGTTAATATTAGCACAAGCTGGATGTAAAGTTATTTCTTATAAACCAAAAAATAAAATTGATTTTATAGATAATAAAATTTGGTTACAAAGATTTGGTCTTGAGGATAGAGTTACTTTTGTTGATGATAACTTTATTCCAGACAATGAAAATTATGCGGTTGTATACTCAACTCATCAAGACATAGAAAATTCAATTAAAACAAGATACTTAGCTTATTTCCCTTTTAGCGTGTTTCTTAACAGAAGTATTTCTTTGCAAGAAGCTCAAGTTATGAATATATCATTACAAAACTACACTTCAAATATAAAGGTTAAAGTATGATAAATAATGATGTTGCAATAATAATGTATTATTGGAATCATTATAAAAGAAAATCCTTATTAAATAATTTTTATATATGTCATAATAATCTATCAAAATATAATGCTATAATTATACCGATAGAAATTTCTACAAATGGTAGTTTTGATTTGCCATTTCCAGGAACTATAAAATTTCAAACAGATCAGTTATTATGGCAGAAGGAAAGGGTTATTAATTATGTTTGTCAAAAATTAACGGATGATATAAAATATGTTTCTTTTATTGATGGAGATATTCTTTTTTCAGAAGAAGACTGGATAGAACAAGCAAAACAAAAAATTGATAATAAAGAAAACTTATTTATTCAACCGTTCTCTTCTGTTCATTATTTACCTAGAAATCATACTAAATACAATGGATTTTATACATTTAAACACGATTCTATTTCAAAACAAGTCGTTGTTTCTGGCGGAAAAGATGGTTATAAAAAAACGCTATTTTCAGAAGACTTTGTTTATGGAAATCCAGGTATAGCTTGGATAACCAAAAAAGAAACATTATTAAATAACCCTCTATATGATAAATGCATAGTTGGCGGAGGAGACACAATAAATATAATCAAGTGGTTAGATTTAGAAGAAACAAAAAGTATACCATTTATAAAGTATAAAAAATTTAAAAACAACTTTATTGACGATTTATTAACTTTGCCCAAAAACAATATTGATATTGATTATATAGATCAGCCGGTTTTTCATCTTAATCATGGAAATAAAATAGATAGACAATATGCATCTAGATTTGATTTATTAGATAATAATGATTTTTCATTGCAAAAAGATCTTGCTATAGAACAGGGTATATATAGATATGTCGGAAATAGTAATTTACTAAAAGATATTAATAAATTTTTTAATGATAGAAATGAGGATTTAGAATGAACGATTGTTATATAGTTTTAGGAACATATAGATCTGGAACTAGCGTTATATCAAAAATAATTAGTTCTTTGGGCATAAGTATGTCTGAAAAAAGTCCACAATCTGATAATGCATTGTGGTATCCAACTGGTAGTTTTAATGATAAATTTTCAAATTATATTTCATTAAATACATCTACATATTGGAAATTAAAAAAAGAAAGCTGCGTTTTTAATAAAATGGGAATAAGATCTTTTGATCTTTTAAGAAAAGGTGTTTTTGCAAAATTAATTAATGATTGTGATTTAAACATTGGTTTAATATGGTCTATGAGAAATATAGAAAAATCTTATCAAGAATATGTTTCTTTACTTGGTAGACAAGCTAATCCAGATACCATAGAAAAACAGCATGAAATTTGTCAAAATATATTCAATTCTTTTAATGGTAAAAAAATAACTATAAATTATTCAGATTTGATGCAAAATACTAATCAGATTGCAAATCAATTAGCAGATTTTTGTGGTGTATCATATATAGATGGATGCACTACAGGAATAACTCCAAAATACTTGGAATAAACAATGCATTTCAGCAAAAAACCATCGAGAATACAAGATCAAGATGATTTTGTAGGAGTTCCCGCTTCTGGACAAGTAATTAAGTTCGATGGAACTAATTTTGTTCCAGGCGTAATTACTGGTTCACAAGGTTTTCAAGGAAATCAAGGAACGCAGGGTTCACAGGGTTCGCAAGGAAATCAAGGAAATCAAGGGTTTCAAGGCGAACAAGGAATTATAGGTGTTCAAGGTTCTCAGGGTTTTTCATTTGGTTTTTCTGAATCTTTATCAACATTAACAAAAACAATCGGATTAAAAACATTAGTAATTTCTAATATATTATCATTTAGGGCTGGCGTAAGAGTAAGAATAGTTGACATTACTAATAATGATGATTTTTTAGAAGGAAAAGTAACTTCTACAAATCCAGTAACAAATGAAATAACTGTAGATGTTGATTATGTAACAGGAACTGGAAGCGCAAGTATATGGGATGTTAATATAACAGGCGAGCTTGGCTATCAAGGCTATCAAGGTATAAATGCCCCATCAATTAAATATATATATAGCACTTCTATCTCCGGTGTTCCAACACCATCTCAGTTAAGATTCAACAACCTCACTATATCTTCTGCAACAACATTAAGTTTAAGTGCTTATGATATTAATGGAAATGAAGTTCATGAGATATATAGTCTTTTTGACAATTCTACAAATTCTACAAAATCAATATTGTTTATTCAATCAATAACAAATCCTTCAAAGTTTACAGTATTTAAAATAACATCTTCTACTACAGTTAATGGAACATATGGTTCTTTTAATGTTTCTCATGTTCAATCTAGTGCTGGGTTTTCTTTAATCGCAAATGAATTAATTTCTGTATCTTTTGTTTTAGTTGGCGATCAAGGTTTTCAAGGTTCGCAAGGTTTTCAAGGGTTGCAAGGAAATCAAGGGTTTCAAGGTAATCAAGGATTTCAAGGTAGACAGGGTTTTCAAGGAAACCAAGGTAGCCAAGGTTTTCAAGGGAATCAAGGTTCTCAAGGTAGTCAAGGATCTCAAGGATCTCAAGGAAACCAAGGATCTCAAGGAGAACAAGGCAATCAAGGATTTCAAGGTTTTCAAGGTAACCAAGGAATACAAGGCTCACAAGGAATACAAGGTTCACAAGGTTATCAAGGAAATCAAGGATTTCAAGGAAACCAAGGTATTCAAGGTAGTCAAGGACAGACTGGAGCAGGAGTTACCATACAGGGATCTGATACTTGGGAAAATATATTTAATAATGAAACTTCTGGTGCTGTACTTGGTGATATGTGGCTACTTACATCAACAGCACAAGGAACTGCTTCTCAAGCATGTCCAAATCCATCTAATGGTTCCGCTGCAATAGGTGACGGTGTTGTTTATACAGGATCAAGTCCTGTTTATTGGCAAAATGTTGGTCCTATTAAAGGATCTCAAGGACAACAAGGATTTCAAGGTAACCAAGGTTTTCAAGGGTCGCAGGGTAACCAAGGTAATCAGGGTCTTCAAGGCAACCAAGGGTTTCAAGGTAACCAAGGAAATCAAGGTAATCAAGGATTTCAAGGGAATCAAGGTTTATTAGGAAATCAAGGATTACAAGGCGAGCAGGGTTTTCAAGGAGAACAAGGATCACAGGGTAATCAAGGTTTTCAAGGGGAACAAGGATCACAAGGTGATCAGGGTTTTCAAGGAGAACAAGGATCACAAGGTGATCAGGGTTTCCAAGGGGAACAAGGTTCACAGGGTGATCAAGGCAATCAAGGTTTCCAAGGGGAACAAGGATCACAAGGTGACCAAGGTTTCCAAGGAGAACAAGGGTCACAGGGTGATCAGGGTTTCCAAGGGGAACAGGGATCACAAGGTGATCAAGGTAATCAGGGTTTCCAAGGTGAACAAGGGTCACAGGGTGATCAAGGTAACCAAGGTTTCCAAGGGGAACAGGGATCACAAGGTGACCAAGGTAACCAAGGTTTTCAAGGCGAACAAGGGTCACAAGGTGACCAAGGTAACCAAGGTTTCCAAGGAGAACAAGGGTCACAGGGTGATCAAGGTAACCAAGGTTTTCAAGGGGAACAGGGATCACAAGGTGATCAAGGTAGTCAGGGTTTCCAAGGGGAACAAGGTTCACAAGGTGAACAAGGTTTTCAAGGAAATCAAGGTGGCCAAGGATATCAGGGATCAACTGGTAGCTTTGGTGGCGTAACAGTTGAATATAAAATAGACACAAATAATTACTCAATCAACGACCCAGGTGACAATTATATAAGATTTAATAACGCTTCTCTTGCATCAGCTACGCATGTTATAATTGATGATAATCCAAATAATGCAAACATAGATCTTTCGCTATTCTTAAATACAATCTCTGCTTCAACAAGCACTATAAAAGGTCATTTTAAATTATCTAAGAAAAATGACTCTACAGTATTTGCACTTTATACTATAAGCAATTCCTCAGAAGAAGAACCTAGTTTTTTTGATGTTACAATTTCTTATTTATCTGGAAGCGGAACATTTTCTAATGATGATGAAGTATTACTTACTTTTGCAAGAACTGGAGATAAGGGCGATTCTGGATATCAAGGATTCCAAGGTAACCAAGGTTTTCAAGGTACTCAAGGATCACAGGGCAATCAAGGCAACCAAGGTTTACAAGGAAGTCAAGGATTACAGGGTAATCAAGGTTTTCAAGGAAACGCCGGTGTTAGTGGCGGTTTAGTTTTATTTTTTGATACTACCGGTGGATCATATCCGCAAACTGGAGAATTATTAACGAGTGTAAATGCCGGAACACAAACCACAATTACAACTGGTAGTTTAAATATAGCAAATAATTATTTGGTTGGAACATTTACGACTCAAGTTGGCGCTTTAACTTCAACAGTTATAACTTCTGGTGTTTGGGAATTAAATTTATATGCACTTTCAAGCACTACTGGCCAAGTGCCGACTATGCATTATGGTATTTATTATGTAGATTCAGATGGCACAAGCAATGAAACACTAATTATACAAGGTTCATCTTCATCAGCTTCTGCTATTTTAACAACTCAATCATTAGTAGTTTCAGATCTCGTTGTTCCTGCTACAATTTTGCCAGATTTAACTAAAAGATTGAGAATAAAAATATATGTAAATATAAGACAAAATAATAGTTCTGCCACTTTTGAGTTTCGTGATAATACTCAAACGCATATTCATACAACTTTAGTTTCTAATCCAGCAACAGGTCCGCAAGGTTATCAAGGATTGCAAGGACAACAAGGATCACAGGGGCATCAAGGTAATCAAGGTTTTCAAGGTATACAAGGTTCACAAGGTTCACAAGGTAACCAAGGTTTCCAAGGGCAACAAGGATCACAGGGTAACCAAGGTAATCAAGGTTTTCAAGGGGAACAAGGGTCACAGGGTGATCAAGGCAATCAAGGTTTCCAAGGTGAACAAGGGTCACAGGGTGACCAAGGTAACCAAGGTTTCCAAGGTGAACAAGGGTCACAGGGTGACCAAGGTAACCAAGGTTTCCAAGGTGAACAAGGGTCACAGGGTGACCAAGGTAACCAAGGTTTTCAAGGTGAACAAGGTTCACAGGGTGATCAAGGTAGCCAAGGTTTTCAAGGTGAACAAGGTTCACAAGGTGATCAAGGCAATCAAGGTTTCCAAGGATCACAAGGCCCAGAAATATTTGATTATTTAGGATCTTATAATAATGGAGTTACCTATTCAGTAGGTCAAGCAGTTACATATGATGGTTCTTTATATGTAATGACAGTTTATATTGGTGCAGCTGGATATATTCCACCATCATATCCATCTAATTGGCAGTTAGTTTTAAGCAAAGGTGACCAAGGTTCACAGGGTTTTCAAGGAAATCAAGGTTCTGGCTATCAAGGCAGTCAAGGAAGTCAAGGTAGTGTAGGTCTTCAAGGTTATCAAGGAGCTTCTATAACAGGACCACAGGGAAGTCAGGGAAGTCAAGGTACAACTGGCGCTACTGGTGCTGGTGGAGCATTAGGTTATTGGGGATCTTTTTGGTCTACACAAGATCAATTTATAACTACAGCAAATACAGAATATCTTATAACCTACAACAATTCAGACGCTGATAATAATGGAGTTAGTGTAGTATCTAATTCAAGAATAACATTTGCTTATTCTGGTGTTTATAGCATTATATTTTCTGTACAGTTAGTTAATGCTAATGTTCAAATACAAGACGCTAGTATATGGCTTAAAAAGAATGGTTCAAATGTATCTGATACTGATAGCAAGTGGAGTGTTGTAGAAAGCCATGGTGGAACTGATGGTCATGCTATTGGAACAGTTAATTTTGTTTTAAAACTTAATGCTGGTGATTATCTAGAACTAGCTTGGCAAGCAACTAATACTGATGTTTCTTTACAATATGTAGCTGCTGCTTCTCCTGCCCCAGCAATTCCAAGTATTATATTAACAGCTACTCAAGTTTTATATACTCAAGTTGGCCCACAAGGTTATCAAGGCAACCAAGGAAACAATGGGTCACAAGGTTATCAGGGGTTAACTGGACCTCAAGGAAATCAAGGGTATCAGGGCAATACTGGCTCGCAAGGCAACCAAGGAAATAATGGGGTACAAGGTAGCCAAGGCTATCAAGGAAATACAGGCTCTACTGGTTCACAAGGCAATCAAGGATATCAAGGTAATACTGGATCACAAGGGTATCAAGGATATCAAGGTGCTACTGGATCACAAGGAAATCAAGGTGCAACTGGACCACAAGGTAGTCAAGGATCTATTGGATCACAGGGTAATCAAGGCGCAACTGGATCACAGGGTAGTCAAGGTTCTACTGGGTCACAAGGAAATCAAGGTGCGACTGGATCACAAGGTAGTCAGGGGTTTCAAGGAAATCAAGGTATTCAAGGACTAAGAGGTTTTCAAGGATATCAAGGTTTTCAAGGCGTTCAAGGTTCCCAAGGATTTCAAGGCAGTCAGGGGGATCAAGGATCTCAGGGCGATCAAGGTTATCAAGGAGATCAGGGTAGTCAAGGTGATCAAGGTAGCAATTCATCTCCTGGAGGTTCTCAATATTATTTCCAATATAATGATGGCGCTGGATCTTTTGCTGGTGCTGTTGGATTAGAATATCAGGCAACTTCTGGAATTGATACCGGAGCTTATGCAACATCAGCAAGTCAAACACCATTAGGAATATTTGGGGCAAACTCACAAACTGCCAACTTATTAGATTTTAGAAATTCTACTGGAGCTACCACTTATTCTTACTTTGATTATACTGGAAGATTTGTATCAAATCTTGCAAATAATGCATCTGATGGCGGAGGACAAATTTATCTAGATGGTTCTGGTGGAAATAGAATAGATTTTGGCGCTAATGGATATGCTGCGCCGTCATTCAATACAAGAAGTTCTGGAACAAAAATAGTCCTATGGCCAGAAGTTTCCTCTACAACAGTAGATTATGCACTTGGTATAGAAATGAATACCTTGTGGTTTTCTATTCCAACTACAACTAATTATTTTAAATGGTATGCCGGAACAACTAATATAGCTACCTTAGAAGCAAATGGATCTTTTAGTATTAATGGATTTATTTCTGCTGGAGCAAATGCAACTACAAGATCTTTAACAGGAAGTGCGTTTGCTTTATCAAGTGGAGCATTTTCATCTGCCGGAGATGCACAATCAAGAACCGTGACTTTAAGATGTTCAACTACCAATGGAACCCAGACAGTAATGACTTCTGATGGATCGGCGCAAGACACATATAATCATTTGTCATTACCTAATGATACAACTTATGCATTTTCTGCATTAATAGTTGCTAGAAGAACAGATGCAAATGATGAATCTGCTGGTTGGAAGATTGAAGGAGTTATTGATAGAAATGCTACTGCTGGAACCACAGCTTTAGTTGGCAGTATAATTATAACTACAATAGGTGGAGATAGTTCTTGGTCTGTTGATGCTGTAGCAGATACTGCATACGGAAGTTTAAAAATACTTGTTACTGGAGAAGCGTCAAAAACAATAAGATGGGTAGCAAAAGTTGATACAGTTGAGGTAACAGGCTAATGGCTATAGCAATTAACAATAAAACAGCAGTTATATCTGGCGTAAATTCTTTAACCGATTCGACTGGTGGCTCTTGGGTTACTAATACTGCTTCTGGCAGACTTACACTAGAAAGCGGAGTGCCAGTATCCACTTCTGATCAGACAAGCAAAACAACAATCTATTACACACCATATAATGGTGATCGTATCAGTCTTTATGATGGAACTAATTGGTCTACTTATACATTTACGCAACGGTCTTTGGCTTTAGGAACTCTTATATCAGCTAGAAACTACGATGTTTTTTTGTACAACAACGCCGGAACGCTAACTCTAGAATTAACAGCGTGGACTAATGATACAACGAGGGCCACATCATTAACCATGACCAACGGTGTGTATTTAAAAACAGGTGCATTAACTAGAAGATACTTGGGAACAATTCGCACGACTTCTACCACTACTACGGAAGATTCTGCAACCAAAAGATTGGTTTGGAATTTTAATAATAGAGTTTCCAAGAATATTTATGTTTACGAGACTACTGGTGCTTGGACTTATACTACAGCAGCTTGGAGATACGCCAATAATAATTCAAATAACAAAATAGAATTTGTAGCCGGAATTGCTTTAGATTCAGTATCTTGCAACTTAACTGTAAATACTTATGCAACAACGGCCATTTCTGCTTATTATCCAAGTGCTGCTTTAAATACAACTTCAGGAATACCAACTTATACTTCAAGTGGCCAAGGCTATGCCACCGGAACTTTGACTTGGTTTCATCAAAGGCATAGCAATATGAGTTCTATGCCACAAACTGGCTATAATTATATCGCATGGCTTGAATACTCTGGTAGTGCAACAGGAACTATAAATGTTGCTGGTGCAAACGAGGCAAGTAAAATGTTGGGAGTGTGGATATGTTAATATATTTATCTACCTTATCTGAATCCATTTCAAAAGTATGCCCGATAGATGGAATTGGGGATTTAGGAAATGGGAATTTCAGAATTGATTATAAAGAAGAAGCCACAGATGAGCAGAAACAAGCTGCTCAGGAAGTTGTTTCTCAATGGCCATTTGAAAAAGCAAAGCTGGAAAAACTGGCTCAAATTGATGACGAATGGGGCCAAACCATCGCTCAAGGTTGGAATTCTGGACAGGGCGTTTTGGGCATATCCGCAGAAGATGTAGCCCTTTTATCGGCAAATTTTGCCATGGCAAAAGAGGCATCGAATTTAGGCTATCCAATACCACCAATTATTACTCTAGATAATCAAGAAATTGTATTTCCTGATATTCAGTCAATGACTATTTTTATGTTGCAGTATGGGGCATTTAGAAGCAATGTTTCTAAAATTTTTGCTGCAAAAAGAAGAGCTGTACAAAATGCTTCTACTATTGAAGAAATTTTATCAATTACAACCATAGAACCAGAGGTTTAAAATGTTAATTAATGCAAGCACTCCAGTACAAATTCCAGCATCCGAAGCAATCGTTTATAATAACTGGGTCATTAAACAAATGACTTTTGTTGGTGAGGGTATAACTCGCCCCGCTCAGGCTAGAATTATATTTCAGCGTGGAAAGAAAAATGAGGATGGTACTTGGATTCTTTCTGACAAGCCGGAACATACCATAACCATGAATATAGATGATATTTATGCAGAAGCTGCTGCTGATACAGAGGTGGCTCAAGCTGTAGGTATGTTTTTATACGCAATTGATAAAATTGGTAAAACTAAGGGCGTTCTCTAATGGTGTATTAATTAGCGTAACAAATCACTCGGAGAATAGAAAATGAGCGAAACATTTATAACTTTAGTAGAAAGATTTGGTGTTTCTTTTTCATTTTTAGTATTTTTTGTATGGTGTGCTTATAAATCTGGGATGTGGCTAGGCGAAAAAGTCATATTGCCAATGCAAGAAAGACACATAGAGTTTTTAAATAAGTTAGAAGAAGGAATAGATACTGTAGTTAATACTCAGAATAAAAGCCTTGAAATACTTAATCAAGTATTATTAAATACAAGAGAAATACAAGCTCTTAAAAGACAGGTAAGGGAAGAACATGAACCAGCAAGAAGTTAATTTTGAAATATTAATTAATCAAGGTATTGTACAGGTTTCAGAAACTCCGATGCTTACGGAGTATATAGTTTTTGGAAAAACAAATTCTTATTCAACTTGCTCAACTAGTTTTGAAAATAAAGAAATAAAGTTAATCCAATAAGGAACAAAAAATGGCCGACATTAAAATGTATGATGGGTTAACTTTTAGAAACGGCAAAATATTTATTACTGTTTCTGGCAAGTTAAGGATGATTATAGAAAATGATATTATAGACCCGCTTAATAATGCTAACGGCCCATCTGATTTTAGTAATACATGCTATTGGATTTACTCAAAGAAAAATTTAGGAAGATTTGGTAGAACATTTTTTAGATCTTATCAATTGCCACATAGAACTCATTCTCCCAACTCTAAAGATACACACTCGGAAACACTAAGTAAACCATTTCAATCTTGTGGTAATTTTCCTGCACAAATAAATTCTGAATATAATGCTAATATAGACGGTTTTAGTTCTACTTTATGGGATACCATAGAAGATTCTAGAAACTTTTATTCTATTGGCGGTATTTTTTATAACTCTAAGGTTTATCCAGCACCACATTCAAACAATATTAATTGTACATTACCACCATATGAAGTTTCTCCAAGAGTATCCGAATTATATGTTCAACATTTTAAAAATGGCGGATGTTCTAAATCTAAAGATAAACTGTCAAATAATGTAGAACTATCTAAACAAACAAATTTAGTTGCAATATTTCCTAATTTTACAAGAACTGGTAATGTTGACGATGGTTATCATCATTACTATATGCTTGCAAAAGATATCATTTCTAGCACAAAAGAGTCTTTTTATATAAATGAAAATTATGAAAAAATACCTAGCATTACTTTTAATTATGGTCTTGTGCCAGGTCTTTTAGCAGGAACAATTTGTAACCCAAGATGTTCTTTGCCAGCAGCTACAGATAATGGTGTTCAAACAGCTAGTTATCACGGCGGAACAACCGCTGCAATCATTAATCATAATACTTTAAGCATAGATTTGCTTTTAAATGGAACTTTAAGTTCTGTAAATTTTGGATTTGGCCCTTGTTTACTAAAAGGTCTTTATTTAGATAGATCTAATCTGTCTAGTTTTGGCAAAAAGGCTAGTGAATATGTTGGAGATGCATGTTCAACATATTTTAGGGGCAAAGAAACAAATCCAGAAAAGTATTTTTCCATAGATGATCCAAGCCAAATGTATAATCAGGGCGATTATATTCCATTGGTTGGTATATACGATCCAAATAATTTAACTACCGAAGACAAAGAAAAAATTATGTTTTTGAATGGGCCTTGTGGTGAAAACTCAATAGGTTTTAATGATCAGGTTGGCGATGTCGTAAAAGAAGGTAGTAATTTAGTTATTAGTAATGAACAATGGCTTGACCTTTTCTTTGCATTAAAAAATCTTCCTCCTATTACTCAAGAAGTTATTCAAGCTGAGTGGAATTCAGATCCAACATCTATAGATCCATTGATGTTTTCTACTGGTCAATGCACTACTTTGTCTGGATTAAATGGTGATCACGGAGAAGTATTAATAGATCCAGCAACTGGTCAATATTATACTGATGAGAACGATAATTTTACTGGAGAAAGAGCAGAAGAAATTAAATTAAATAATTATCGTGGTTCAGAAGATCCATATGATCCTTATGAGTCTCCTTTGTCTATTACTCCCTCGCAAATTGTATCTGGGCATAGACAAAAGATTGAAAGGATTTAAATGTCATATCAAATGAGCATTTCCCTAGACTTAGGGAAAAGATATATAGGACTAACTAATTTAAGCGCTACGCTAGTTGATATTAATGGCACAGACTTAACCGTTCCAATTAATTTAGGTTTTGTTGAAATAGGTAACGGCAATTATCTTTGGACATATTCCGCTTACCCACAGAACTTTCGTGGCGGAATAAAATTTAAATCTGGTACAGAATTAATTGGTTTTATAGCTGTTAATCCAGAAGAGTTAGAATATATAGATGTTAGAGTTAGTAGTAGGGCTGGAGCAGGAGGAGTGTCTATTATAACACAGCAAAGTCCTGTTCCTACTGACATAACAGAGCCTATAGAATTAAGGCTTATTGATGATTATTTTGCTGCTGAAGGAAGATCTATTGATTTAACATCTGATCAATGGCCAGACTTGGCTGGTGCTACAGTTCAATTTATTATTGCTGGAAAAGAAACTTTTACCAAAAATTTTACTATTATAGATGATGTACTTAGATTGGAACTCTCGTCTGCCGAATTAGCAATCATTGGTGCTGGTAGATGGTCTTATGAAGTAAAAGCTACATTATATAATGGACATGTTTTAACGCTATTGGTGGCTAATATGATTATTGTTCCACCTTTTGGCGACTAAAATGGCAAATCAATTAAATAAAACAACAATAAAACAGGCATTTTTGCAAAAAGTGTTGGATTCTAATTATAATCCAATTACAGATTTTTTTACATTAAATGAAGGTACATATCTAACTAATGCTGGTGTAGTATTTATAGTAAGAGATTTGTCTTATGGTTTAACGATAGTTTCTCCAGCGGAACTTTCATTAACTTTGAGTGCAAATAACTTGCTAGAAATAGGTTATGGAAGATGGTTTTTTGAAATAAGAGCCATTTTTCCAAATAATCATATTTCTACGCTGTATACAGGAACTATTAAAATAACTCCTTTTGCTTGAGGTTATCTATGTTGTGGCAGTCAGAAATGACAACTTTGCTGCGAGTTCTAATAGATGATCTTTCTGCAAACCCAAATTATACAGATGGTCGTTTAGTACAAACACTAGCTGTTGCTGCACAAATAGTGGTTACAGATATAAATTTTAAAACTAATTACGCTGTTGATATACAAGCTCTAACTATTACTCCAGATCCTACAGTTAGAAATGTTTCTAGAGATGAGGATTTTGTAAATTTAGTTTGTTTTAAAGCAGCTTGTATTATTGAAAGATCTGAGGCAAGGACAAGCGTAAGACAGGGTATAGCTATTAGAGATGGAAGCTCATCTATAGACTTGCGTGGATCTATGGACGGAAGACTAAAGTTAATAGAAAAAGGCTGGTGTGCGGTTTATGATGAGGCTAAACTAGATTATCAAGTTGGAAGAACTGGAGTTGCTGCTGGCGCAGCTATTATAGCTCCATTTAGAATATTTGCTGGGTATAGCGATCATGCTTATTACCCAAATAATCAAGGTGGTCAAAATTTATTTAGATGAGGTGATAAATGGCTGATATCAATGCAATAGCTTCTGGCGATTATGTTTATGGATCTGCGTTTACTCAAATGCCTCCAGGAATTACAGATATTGCAAGCGGAACATTAACAAGCAGATCAAAATCATATTCTTCTTTGCCACAACCAGCTATAGAAGAAACTTTTGGCATTAACTATGTTGATGCATCTTCTTTTGGTCCATTAACAGATGGTTCTGGAACCATAGTTTCCGCAAATACTTCACAGAAAATTTTTGATGCTAAACCACAGAGAAATTATTTACTCTTTATTAACAACTCTGACACTTTAATGTATGTAAATATAGACGCTGTTGCTTCTACTACTAATTCTTATCCTGTTTATCCGCAGGGCCAGTTAAGCTTTGAAGATGGTTTTATACCTAGTGGTCAAGTTAATGTTAGGTGTGCATCTTCAGGAAAATCTTTCATAGCAAAAGAGGGTTAAGATATGCCATTAATTAATACCGGTGGAACAAGTATAGGAACACTTTATAAAGGTACTTGGTCTTCCGAAGGCGTATATGCAGTTAATGATATAGTTACTTATAGTTCAAAAACATATATAGCTATTCTTGGTTCTACTAATGAAAATCCTTCGACTGCCACTACTTATTGGGCAGCTTTTGGTGATGGCTCAATAGGTTCGCAGGGATCGCAAGGTTCTCAAGGTTCTCAAGGAACTACTGGAACAAATGGTTCTCAAGGAAGTCAAGGTTCTCAAGGCAATCAAGGCTTACAAGGTTCTCAGGGTTCCCAAGGTTCTCAAGGTTCTCAGGGCAGACAAGGTTCACAGGGTAACCAAGGTTCACAAGGAGAAAGAGGATCTCAAGGTTCTCAAGGTTCTCAAGGTACGCAGGGTTCTCAGGGGTCTCAAGGTGTTATTGGATCTCAAGGGTCTACTGGAAACCAAGGTTTACAAGGTTCTCAGGGTTCTCAAGGTTCTCAGGGATCGCAAGGTTTCCAAGGTTCTACTGGATCTTCTGGATCTCAAGGATATCAAGGTTTTCAAGGTTCACAAGGGTCTAAAGGTGGAACCACTTTTACTGTAACTCTACCAAGCACTCAATTTGTTGTATCTGGCATAACAAGTAACTCAGATCCTATTGAAGTTGTTCGTGGTCAAAGATTTATTTTTGATTTTAGCGCAGTTACTCATTATGTAGCTATTAGAAATGGTTCTGGTTTAACAACCGATGTTACTGGAACAAGTGCTAATAACAATGAAACAAGCGGTACTGTTGGATCAATCATTACATATGATGTTCCTTTAGATGCTCCATCTACAGGAATAATTATTCAATCAATTACAAATGGAACTATTACAAGAGCTATCAACGCAGTTGATTATATAGGTGAAAAGGGTGATCAAGGAGATCAAGGCGCTCAAGGTAGGCAGGGTTATCAAGGTTTGCAAGGTTTGCAAGGAACAAATGGAACTAGTGGATCTAATGGCGCACAAGGAAATCAAGGTTATCAGGGTAATCAAGGTAGCCAAGGTGTTCAAGGTAGTCAAGGTAATCAAGGTAGTCAAGGTAGCCAAGGAAATCAGGGATTACAAGGATCTCAAGGATCGCAAGGCAATCAAGGTTTTATTGGTAGTACCGGATCTCAAGGTCATCAAGGTAGCCAAGGATCTCAAGGCACACAAGGCTCGCAGGGATCAGCAGGAACAAATGGTTCTCAAGGAAGTCAAGGATCTCAAGGATCTATAGGAATAACATGGAGAGGCGATTGGTCAATATCTGCTAACTATTCTGTAAACGATTCAGTTTATTATGGTGGCACTAGTTATATAGCAATATTAGGAAGTACAAGTTCTAGTCCTAAACAGCCAGATACAAATCCTTTATATTGGGCCACAATGGCTCAGGCTGGCGCTACTGGTGGATCTAATGGGCCTCAAGGTTATCAAGGAAGACAGGGTTTGACAGGTCTTTTAGGACCACAAGGATCTCAGGGCAGACAAGGTGTTACTGGTTCTCAAGGTTTTCAAGGAAGACAGGGTTTTCAAGGTGATATCGGGGAGCGTGGCGGAACTTTATACACAGTAACTAGCAATTCTTCTGCAATAGAAATTAATGGCGTTGCTAATAATTCTGCGATTACTCTAATTAGAGGTCAAAGATACTACTTTGATTTTAGATCATCTCCAGAAACTTTGGCTATTCGTTTAAGTTCTGGTGATAATACAGCGGTTCCTAATACGACAAATAATAATGCTCTTACTGGAACTAAAAACTTAGTAACTTGGGATATAGCTTACAATGAATCTTCATCAACATTAATACTTGAATCTACTCAATCTTCTAAAAGTAGAACATTTTCTGTTAGAGATATTTATGGCTCTGATGGTGTCGCAGGATCTGATGGCGCACCAGGATCTGACGGAGCAACTGGCCCTACTGGTCCTACTGGATTACCAGGCTCTAGTGGCCCAACTGGACCAACCGGATCTTCTGGACCACAGGGATACCAAGGATTTCAAGGAGCTTCTGGATCTACCACAGTTAATTTTTATCAACAATCGACAAGACCAGCAATTAATCCTGCTGCAAATTCTTTCGCTGTTTGGTATGATACTGAAAATGCGATTTTGTATTTTTGGGTAACTGATAGTAACGGCTCTAATTGGGTATCTTTCTCAGGAAACGCATATGCCTAACCCAAATAATTTGTCTGGAATTTCTAATGCTTCAAAAGATATATTAACTTTTATTCAAGCAGAAAGGCCGGATGTACTAGAAAGAAGTAGACCGGCTTTTTGGTACAATACTGATAATAACAGTACATATTTTTGGGATATAACAGTTAATGATTGGTTGCCAGTAAAACCAATTACAACCTCAATAGGAACCACAGCGCCACCTTCTGTTTGTAATTTTACTTTTGAAAAAACTGCTGACATATCTGCTAATATAGGAATATTTGATTTAGTTAATGACGAAGATTTTGATCCAAGTCCTGATTTTAAAATAAAAGAAGTTTTTATTCATAGTGGTTTAGTAAGAATTTACGGATATGATATTGATAATAATTTAATAGAAAAACAAAAAAACATTGATCAAGTTGGTAGTAATTGGCAAACTTTCAACTTTTCAAGTTTTTATTCAGTATCAAGAGTAAAAATATCGCATACAAAAAATTTACTTTCTGACTCATCTGATAAACCATCGGTTATATTAAATTGTCCTGCCTTATATGAAGATGGTACTGCTGCATTAGATTTAGACGGACTACCTTTTATAGTAAAGAATCATATAGCAGATGATTATATAACATTAGGAACTTCTCCATTTCCATCTATTTATAGCCCATTTAGTAATCCGCCAGTTTTTGAACAAATTCCAATAGATCAATCATCCTTAGATTTTTATAATATAGTACAACAAGATGTAAAATTATTAAGCGTAGTTTATCAAGGAAGAGTTAGTCATGCAGCTTTAGCTAATGATGGTTTTTATTTATTTGAAAAAGATATATATTCAAATAAATTAATTTTAATAAAATCAGATCGTAATATTGGAGGAACTAATTTATTTCCAGGAATTAATTTTAATTATAATAATGCGATTAATCCAAATAATGAATTAATTATTTTCAATGGAATAGAAGTAAAAGTAAGTACAGATTTTACTAATTGGACACGATTTCAATTACCACAAGTTACTAATTATTGGACAGGTTTATTAGTATTAAATGATTCTTATTTAATATATGGTTATGGAAAAATAGCATTATCAAAAGATTTAAAAAATTGGGATATTATAGATCTTCCATTACAAAATGGAAAGATTGTAAATATAATTTCTGGTTCGTTTGACAGAGTTAGTGGAGTAGTAGCTTTAACATCTTGCGATTCTGATGGAACTTATTTATTTTTAGGCACTTGCTCTGCCCAACCAGTTACTCCAACTCCTACGCCTACGCCTACGCCTACGCCTACTCCAACTATTTGTAACTCTATAACTTATTCCAGTCCTATAGAACCTACATTTAATGTTGCTTTTAGAGGTAATTTTACAAAATCACAACTTCCAATTGGATCATATTTATTTGAATGGATTTTAGATCCAAATCCACCAGCTTCATATTATGCAGCAGGGAATACAAATCAGAGTCCTGCCAGCAAAGTAAAATATGTTGATGATGGGATTGTAATTACTGAAGTTCCTTTTTACGCAAATACAGGAATAAATCCTGTAATTGTTAAATTCCCGCAAGGTAATAACACTTATATTTATTGTACAGTAAATGTAGAAATTACTTCTGGAACATGTATAGCAGAAATAACTAGAATAGAACCATCAGAACTTAAATATAGTACAACGCTTAAGATTTACATTAATAGTCCTTGCGGATTTAATATAGGTGATCAAGTTAGTTATTCTGGTGGACAAGGATCTGGAATTGATGCTATTAAATATGATAGTGTTACTGGTGAATATTATTTAGAAACAAAAGTTCCGTCTGGCGGAATGATTGATGGTACAATTGTTGTTTCAAGATATTACGGTAAGAATTTTGATCCAGCATTAGGAGCTATAGATTATATAGGAACTTTTGTAGGAACAACTAATTCTTTATCATATTCTCTTTCGTATAGTCCTCCTCCATATGTAAATCCATCTCCTCCATTTCCGCCATCACAACCTTCTTATAATGCCCCTAACTTAATGGAAGTTTATTATGGCCTTCCTTTTTTAGCAAAATTAGATAAAAATGCACAAGTGCTTTTAGAAAATATTGCTTTAAGGTTTACTTACAATGGAAATACCGCAAATATTCAAACAAATGGTTATTTAACCGTAACTACAGATGATCCTAATTTTACAATAGTTAATGAATATAATTTTTCTTTTGATAATGTTAGAATTGTTAGAGGAAATTATTTATCTTTTAAAGATTTTAATTCTAGATATTATTTAGTTTGGAATGGCGTAGATCCATCTATTTTTGAAAATAATGCCACTCATGATTTAACTATTAACTTTGAATTAGAACTTGATGGCGGTGCAACACTTACGGCATCTGGAATATTGACTGTAAAAAGAGATTATACAGTAGCTCATCAATTCATAACTGGTTTAACTGAACCTGTAACATTTCAAAACAATCTTACAGTATTTGATCAATCTGACTATCCAGATTTAACTATATTACCAAATGAAACATCTGTTCAAACAGAAGAAATGTTTGTTGTCACAGTAGATGGAAAGGGTATTGTTTCCAACAATTATCAAATTCCTTTAAATTCAAATTTATGGCCACAACCAGCCGGTTTCACTTTAGTATTTACTACAGGTAATTATTTGGAAGTAGAAGGCGCTACTCCAAATTGGAAGGGCGCTAGTTGGATGTCTTCTATTTCATATGAAATAGTAGATGGTAAAGTAACAATACCTCCATTAACTATAAAAATAAAAGAAGGCATTAATAAAAAAGATATACCAGCAGATATAGCAAAAAGAATTGATGTTTTTGTTGGTTATGATATGTCTTGTGGTTATGGTGGATCGTCAAATTGTCAACAGATTGAATATCTAGGCTTTAATACTTTTAAAATACCAGTAACAGTTCAAGATGTAGTAACTACCACTACGACAACTACCACTACCACTACTACCACTACAACTACGACTACTCCTTGCCCAAAATATAAACCTATATATGATGCTCCAAATAATTGCTATACATGTACATGTGATAGTACGGGAACTTATTTTAGTTATAATGAATGTTTAGCTTCTTTAAAAGCTTTGGGCCAAACTAATTGTGGTACTGGCTCTACAGAACCAATTCCTCCGGTTCAACCAACGAGTGAATTTTTAGTAATTCTCGGATCTGATCATCAGGGTGGTTTAAGTCCATACGCAGATCTTAGAATAAATTTAAATAAAGATTCTTCTTCTGGATTAACATCCAAGTACGCAGTTTCTAATTACTACTTGCCTAATTTTACCCAAGATAAAAAAATAATTAACTATTCTATTAAGATTTCTTCTGCTAAATCTGGTAATGGTTTAGCCCTTATTATCCAAGACTTTTCTTTTAAAAATATTTTATCTAGACCTTATGTTTTAGTTGTAACTTACGATAAAAATGATATTTATACACCTAAACTTAATGGTAGTTATTTATTGAAAAAACCATTTTTAGGTAATTACTATACGAGTTCAGCAGAACCAAATACATTTGATTCTTATAAACTTTTGTGCAACTCTTTTGACTTAGATAATAAATATGATCCAGCATATTTAAAAAATTCTAATGGAAGATTTTTTATAACAATAAATGAACATGGCACATTTTTTCAAAATACAGCAAATGAAAATTTAGTTAAAAAAATAACATCAAATCATTTTGTTGAAAACTTCTTCGCTAATCAATCGGTTGATTTATGGTCTGGAACATTTGCTCACGAACAAAAATTTGGAAAAATACCAGGAACTTATTTTGATATTACTTCAAGAAAGTTATTAAAGGGTTATTTAAATTTACCTGTTTATAACAATCCAGAAAATTTAGAAACTGTAAGCGATTGCTCATTTGAATATTTTGATACAGCTATTCCATTTTTAGAAGTTGACACTAAATGCCCAACCATCACAGAAAATGGTTTAGGTTTTATAACTGATAGATTTGTTAAGGTTGGCAATGTTTATTATAGTTTAAGTAAATCAATAGCTATATTTTCAAAAGATAGATCTGGCTATGCCGACTATATAGTATTTACTAAAGATTCTGTTTATGGTTTTTATCATCAAGGATCAAATTCAAGTTTTAATGTATCTAAATTTAAAATAAGTTCTACAGGAAAAGCTTCTGCTTGGGAAAATACACTAGTTGAACAGCATTCATGCCCAGACACTTATATAACTAGTGATTATGATAGCGCAAATATGTTTATGGTATTTAAGAAAAATTGTCATGAATTTCTAGAACCGGCCCCATTAAAAGCAGACGGAACACAAAATTCATTTGACTATCAATCAAAACAATTAAATGGAGATATGGCTCCAGTAAATTGTGTTTCTATATTGCAACTACCATTAGATAAGTTTTTTGCTGCAAATAGCGGAACATTTGAAAAAATGTCAGTTAAAGAAGAAGATCCACTTAGATGGTATGATATTGAAGTTGAATTAGAAAGTGCTAGTTTTTCATTAGTTAATATTAGTTCTCAAATAACTAAGAAAACTATATCTTCAATAAATAGAGATGTTGTTCCTTCCGATTATATTTCTTATTCATCAAAATATCCTTGGGGTAAATTTGTAAAAGGCCCAGAATCTCCATCAATTACAGATCCTATTAATCTAGGAAGACTAGATAAAGTTTCTCTTTTGCAAAAAGCGCAATATGGTAATTCTATCAAGATATTTGATTCATATCCAAGAGCATGTAATTGTGATTTGCATGTAACATCTATTAAATATAGTGGCACAACAGCAGTTTTTGGTACTGCAATTATTAATAGTCAGGGGCAAGTTGTAGGAATACCTGTTATATATGGGGGTCTTGGTTATACAACACCGCCAGCAATTACTATTTCTGGAGGAAATGGTTCTGGAGCTACAGCAACTCCAATAGTTTCAAACGGAATAATAACTGGTGTTTCGATTAATAACGGAGGCTCTGGTTATACATCTAATCCTACTGTAACATTATCGTCTTCGGGAAATTCTGGAACAGCGACTGTTAGCGCTACAACTATTAATAGTTTGGGCCAGATAACATCTATTAGTATTGGTAATTCCGGTTCTAATTATACAAGTAATCCAACAGTAACTATTTCTGGTGATGGAACAGGGGCTACCGCAGTAGCTACAGTCTCTAATGGCATTGTTACTGGAATTACAATTACTAATCCAGGAACTGGATACACAAGTAATCCAACAGTTGCTATTTCTCCCCCAATATTAGGTAATGATCCACTTCCAATAATAGATGGTTCTAATTGGAAATTTGAAATAACAGTTGATAGTTCTGAACAATCTATACCTATAGAATTTGGCGGTTCAAATTTAATAATTAATTTAGAATTAATAGATCAAAAAACTAGTCAAACCGTTCCTTTAAATGGCTTTTTTAATTTATTAATATCACCTGTTGAAAATGACTCTTTTTCTTTTAATATTAAAGATTCTATCTATACTCCAGATACATCATTATTTGAAGTAAAGGATGGTAAGGCTATAATATCAATTAGCCCATTAATGTTTTACACAAAACAAAAAACCATAACGGATGCAAAAATAACTATCTTGCCAGCGCTTAAAAATACAGCATATTCAATTAATAATGTATATGGAAATAGCTTTAATTATGTAAAGACATCCGATGTTAATTTACCAACAACATCAACATTTAATGTTGTTTCATTAGATAATCAAGGAACAAGCATTTTTAAATTTAGAGAATCAATAGCAACTTCTAAAAATTCATCTGCTATTTTTGAAATGTTATATCAATCACAAAGTCATTATTTATCATCTAATGATGAAAAATACAAACCGTATATAATTTTTACAAATTCTTCAAATAATTCTACCCTTTCAATATCTGAATTTTCTATAACCAAGGAATCAGTTAATGGAAAAACTTTATACTTAGTATCTGTTGATAATAGTACGCTAGGAATAGTTAATAAAATAGAAGGTGATTTAAATGTTTTCAATGGTACTAATAACTTTTTAATAAGTATTAAGAATGGATCTTTTTATATGCCAAAAGATAATATCAGTAGTGTAATCACTATAGATAATCAATATGGCATTTACGCATTGAGTGACAAATATTCATCAACATTTAATCTTAAAGAGAGTATTTTTCCATGAGCAGTTTCTCTCTAAATCTTCTTAATGTAAATACTGGTACTGGTACTGGAGATAAATCCACCTTTAAAATTACTTATAAATCAACTCCAAATTTTCCAGCAAATTATCCATTACAATCTTATTTGTCATCTAGTTATGGTGCTGGAGGAAATTGGAAAGGCCATATTTATGAATATACTGGAACTCCTACAGTAACATTTAATTATATTGAAAATGATCCATTAAATATTTTTAGCCAAATAGTTAGCGATTCCACAGGACTATTTCCATCATCTTTAGTTACTGCTCCTCCGACTAGAGATCCAATATCTCCTTTTACTATTACTTTGCCAGAAGGAAATCATGAATTAGTAATTGAAATGAAATATATTGGTTCTTCTTTAAATCCGGCAGAACAACCATGTTATGGATTTTCCTCCAATGATTTTTTAAATAAAGAAGTGCTAAATGCGCCAACTCTTGCTATTTCATACCCAAATCTTGGTGGGGGCTGGTGCAATTTTCCAAAAAGAAAATTTAATGTAAAATATAATGATCAAGATTTACCAAGTTATTTATCATCATCTGCTTATTTGAATATTAATTCACTTTTTAAACTTGCTTCGGGCAATGTAAACAATGGTTATGATTTATTTTACTTATCTAGGTTTTCATTTCCTGTTACATTTGATTTAGAAATTAGGGATTTTGATAGAGAAAATAAAGAAATATATATTTCAAATATTTTAAATTTATCTATAAATGGATCAAAAATAAATCTTCAGTCCATAGGTAGTATTGACGAACCTTCATATTTATCTGGATTCTTTTTAGCGAATGTTTTGTTTGATGATTACATATGCTCAGATGCTATATTGATGAATTATAAAGGATGTGATATAGATGGTAACCTAGGCAATGGAACTAGCGCATATCCTCCGCATGAATCATTACCAAAATATGAACCATTAGACGATGAAGCACGATTTGCCAAAGTAGTTGAACTTAAACAAGATAGTATAAAAGGTTTAGTTTTAAAAATAGATACTGATATAAATCCTGCTAAATTTTATAAATCATCTCAAGTTTTTACATTCCATTTTTTTAGAAAAAGTTCTTTTTATGATATCTTAGATTCTAACAGAGAACTGATTGATAATAGTGGAACTTTTGAAATTGATGAAGTTGGAATGCCAATTACTGGAGAAGAACTTTATAAAGAAGATTGGTTTAATTTTATTGGAGTTTCTGGTTTTAATTTTCAAAAATTAACTTGGCTTAATGACAATTCTTTTTATGCGACAAATCTAAAATATCAACCATATAAATACATAGATAATAAACTTACTTTACTGGGAACTAATTATTATTTAACATATAGAGAATTAAAAAACTCTCCAGATAATTTAATATTTTTCTCAGATTCTTCTTCTCAAAAACCAGTTGATTATATTTTTGATAATGTGTCAATGTCCGCTTTATATCCACATATAGAACTACCATCTACTTTTGCTAAAACATTTAACCAAAATATTCATTTTAATTATTCTAACAATACTCAATTAATAAAAGATTATAATACATTTGATAATAATATTTCGTGTCGTAATTCTTTATCAAATCCAACAAGTTCTCCATCTCCAACTCCTTTGCCTCCACCTGGTACTCCAGGAGGTGCCGGTGGTGCTGGTGGCCCTGGCGGTCCTGGTGGTCCAGGTGGCCCTCCAGCCGGAACTCCATTACCTACATTACCACCTCCAGGAAGTCCTAATGGTCCTGGTGGCCCAAGTGGTCCAGGTGGTCCTGGTGGACCAGGTGGTCCTCCAACCGGAACCCCATTACCACCATTGCCTCCGCCAGGAACCAACGGTGGTCCAGGCGGTCCTTTAGGCCCAGGAGGTCCTGGCGGTCCTGGCGGTCCAGGTGGTCCTGGTGGTCCTGGTGGTCCTCCAGCTGGTAGTCCTCCACTTGTATTATTTCCACCTCCAAATAATCCATACGGACCAGGAGGCCCTTTTGGTCCTGGTGGTCCAGGTGGCCTAGGTGGTCCTCCTTTGGGAACACCATTACCTCCGTTGCCACCAGTAGGATGGCCAGGAGGACCTGGAGGTCCAAATGGTCCTGGCGGACCAGGCGGTCCTGGTGGACCTGGTGGCCCAAGTGGCCCTGGTGGACCAGGAGGTCTTGGTGATCCATCTCAACCATTTGTTTGTCCTTGGGGTTTAATTGGATATAGTATAAATACAAGGACTGTATATGATGAAATAGCTTCTGGAATAGCTGGCAATCCACCAATTATTATTAGAAATACTGAGAAATGCATAGATATATTTTATGGTAATCCAACAGAACCTATTTCAGAAAAAGATTGTGTTAGAGGTAAAGTTTTAGGCGGAGGACTTATAGTTGGCGATATTAGCGATGTTAGAAGAGAGACTGGTATAGATAGACTTTGTAGTTCGGCCCCTCCTTCTAGTCCGCCTGGACCACCGCCTCCCTCTCTTCCAACTTCTCCTCCAGCTTCTCCGCCTACTGGAAATACTAATCCGAATAGTCCTCCAACTAATTCTCCTGCTCCAAATACAGGAAGTCCAACACCAACTCCAACTACGCCACCAACAGGAACTCCTGGCGGTCCTTTAGGTCTAGGTGGCCCTGGTGGCCCTGGTGGACCAGGAGGACCAGGTGGACCTCCATCTGGAACTCCATTACCCCCGTTACCGCCCCCAGGAAGTCCTGGTGGTATAGGAGGTCCAGGAGGCCCAGGAGGTCTGACTGGACCAGGCGGTATTCTTGGTCCAAGTGGCCCAGGTGGTCCTTTAGGACCAGGTGGCCCTGGTGGACCAGGCGGTCCTCCATCTGGAACTCCACTACCTCCGCTGCCACCTCCAGGAAGTCCTGGTGGTATTCTTGGTCCAAATGGCCCAGGAGGCCCTTTAGGTCCAGGTGGACCAGGTGGACCAAGTGGCCCTCCAGCTGGAACTCCATTACCACCAGGATTTATATATACTTCAGGTTTAAGTGGCCCAAGTAATCCTCCATCTGGATCAGGAGGTTCGACTTCTAGTTCTACATCTGGATCTGGAGATCCGCAAGAAGGTGATACATATGATCCAGGAGAATGTGCGACTTCAACATATGTACTTAAAAAAGGTTCTGGAGAACCATTACCTCCGAAACGATGCGCTATTTTTAGGAGAGAGACAAATTTTCAATCAGATGGTTTAAACCCAGGTAGTAGTAGCGGTCTTATAGGTACTGGTACTAAAATTATAATGGATCATGGAGCAAATTTTTATAAATTTGTATGGTTGGGCAGATTTGCACCAGCCGGTTTTATGTATAGTAGTAATCCAGGAGCAGAACTTACAGCTGGAATAGAATACAGTTTGGAAAATGTGAAGTGTTGTGATGGAGCCATTGTTTCTGGTCATAGTCCTTGCCCAGAACCTCCAAAACCTTTACAGACAGCGCAGGGATCAGCATATAATGTAAATTCCGCTCAAAACCTA